GGAACATCAATGTCATCATAAACACCAACAAGATAATTCCAAGTGTGATCCAATTCTCCGATTTCTTCATCTTTTAACCAACTAAATCTGTGTAGATACGCTCCATTAATTTCTGGACTGTTAACTAAATCCATTGTAAGTGCAGCATTGCTAGGATGCGCACAGTTGAACAGCATCACGCTTGACCAGTTTTTACGTGGATAGACAGTTTGTTTTTGTCCATCCATCTTTGTGCCTTCTTTAGGTGTATAATCATGCTGAACACACATTACTGCATATCTAGGATCTGCTTGATCAAACAGTTCTTTTATATCTGTTGTAAGGATCATATCACAATCCATAAACAATGCCCACCCTTCAAAATTAGTAAGCTCTGGAATAAGAAAGCGGGTAAAGGTAAATTCTGTTGAAGCAAGTTTATCAATGGGTCTAGTATACCAACCTGCGTCACGTAGTTCTTGTTGTTTTAACGCTCGAACATCAGCTAGTTTGCTCTTAGTTTCGATACTATGTTTGCACACTTGATATGCAATATCTTCTCGTGTGTCATATCCTACAAATACTTTCATTTAGATCTTCTTTCTATATCTTCTTCTATACACTCACTGCCCCATTGCACTTCTAGTATGTGTGCATTGACATCTCCAGGATTCGATGCTTTATGCCAAACTTCTTTTGCAATTGTGTATGTCATTGTACTAGGTTTTAGGTGCAAGCTATCTTGTAAGCCATTATATTCTGTGTCCATTTTTACAACACCTTCTAGTATTTTCCATTCCTCTGACCGTTTAAAGTGACGTTGATCGCTTAGACTTTTACCAGGATATATTACAAGCTCTTTAACTTTATAACCCTTTTCTGGTTTGTCATCAAGTACCCGCCAATATCCCCAATCACGTTCTGTTTTTTGTGTTTTCCATTCATCTAGTATCCAACTACTAGAGTTCATTTTATTTTCACCGCCTACGCCAAAAACAAATTCAACATCTGTATATGCCATTTCAGGTATATTAATTCTAGTTCTATCTCCACCGTTTGCAAATACTACTTTCCATTGACTACCTTTTGTAGATAGTACTTGCATTATTGCATGATTTGCAGTATCATCACTATCATTAAATCCAATAACTTCATCCACACATGCTAGTTCTTTTACAATAGCTGCACGTTCTTCAAACGGCATAAATGGCCGGCCTTTCTTACGTGTAAGCCAATCGTCAGAATTAATGCCAACAACTAAGTGATCTCCTAGTTCTCTTGCTGCTTTAAAATATTCTATGTGTCCTGAATGTAGTGGATCAAAACCACCAGTAACTAATACTACTTTGCTCATGTAGATATTTATGTGCGTAGTTTATTTGTTTTTTATAAGATGAAACCAAGGATCGCCCCTAGCAACTTCATCTTCTCGCCATTGGCAATATCCTAAATTGTTTAGCCATTGCTGTCTGTCAAAAAACTCTGGATTTTCAATCTGTGATAAATCTGTATTTGAACACTGCCATGCCATAGAACTTGCACACATACTAAATGTAGGAATACCTTCCATTACACTTTCTGTTAGTGCATTACTATTAAATCCAACAACACAATATGCATTGTCAAAATCTCTTTGCAATCCAGATCCGCCTTCTAGTAAGCCTGCGCCTTGAGTATTTTTGCTTATATCTACATCAAAATCTTTAAGCACTTCTAATTGTCTGTCTTGGCGTAGTGGGTGCATACGTACAACTATTCGTCTATCTGTATTCTTTTTTATTTGATCAATTGTATAACTTACAAAATTTTTATATGAACCAAATCTTTTTAGTAAATTAACTAGACTGCTATCTCCAGGACGTTGTAATAGTAACAGGATATTTCCGTCTAAATTTAGACGCCAATCTTTGATTTCTAAATTTTGTTCTTTTTGAATTCTCTGCCATCTGTCAGGAGGACTATTTTCATTACAGTAATCACCTTCGTCTTGAAAATAACTTGTCCAACTATATCTATGATAAGCCATAGGGTTAGGCGGCTGCTTCATATTACGTCGAAAAACTGCACTTTCTACCACCAAAAATGGCCTACCACTATCTAATATAAATTGATAATAATGATTAAGTTTTCTACGTTTTTGACCTAAAATATTATTTTGTATATAAACGTCTGCTGAACGTATTGTATCTTGATCTTCCCAAGGCACTATTTTAAAATTAGGAAGATTGGGTATAGGATGATTCCTATACATTTCTTCTATACCAACAACTAGTGCATCAGTTTTCATTTACAAAAAATAGTCCTCTGTTTCTAACAAATGCTTTTCTTGGTTTCTTAGGATAATTCATTGTTGAATTATCTCTTAATTCGTTAGTATATGTTTCGCTATATAAAAGTCCGTATTCTTTAAATTTTTTAATCCAATAACTTTCTTCTTGTAAATTTACATGATGATGACCATTCCAGCCAGGAGGTGCATATGTGATTATTACATATTTACACTTTTGAAAAGAATGCATATAATTAGACATGTATTCTTCATGTACATGTTCTAAAAATTCTACACTCCATCCTATATCATAATTATTTTCTAAAGGCGCAGGACCTTTAGTAAAGTCATGTATTAAAAATTTATTAGGATTGTATCTTTCTAATGTATAATCACCATCTATACCATACCCTTGTAATCCTGCTTTATTAGCAAGTTCGACCATTCCTCCTGGTCCACACCCGATATCTAAAAAACTTTTTATATTAAATGTTGACTGAAGCCAAGTTAATGCTCCAATGTCGATATGTGTTTTATTATTGTGGCCGCCCAAGTGCTCTTCTAACATTACAAATAGCCTTTATATAATTCTAAGTACTTATCTTTATATTTTTGATTTCCTTTTAGAGTAAGAAAAACACTCTTAGCACCATTCTTCCCAATACTTATCCAATTTTTAGGTGCAGGAACAAATTTGTATTGTTTGCTTAATTTAGCGAGAATATTTTGATCTCGTCCCCATTCCCAATCTTTAATTTCTTTAGAGTTTAATTCTTTTGCATATTCTTGTCTGAAATCTTTATTAGTAAATGCAATAAGTCCAGCTAACCATCTACTATCTTTGTAATGTTGTAAAACATACTGTTGCGAAAATAATTTTTCAATTTCTTCTTCTTTATATTTACGTGTGCAAATTGTATCGGCATCTAAAGTAAATACTTCTTCGTTATAGGAAAATTTATTTGCAGCAACTAAAAATCTTACACTTTGTAAATAACTAATTTTCGATGTGTCGTTATCGAAAGTAATTTGTTCTTCAGTAATATCTACATTTGTAATCCTATTTCTTTTTGTAGGATTAATTACATGACAGTGTAGTCTTAGGTTAGGATTATGTTTTAAAACACTCTTTAGTAAAGGTGCTGCCCAATCATCAAAATATTTTTGATCTACACCTACTACTAAATTATAATGTGGCATCTTCCATACCAGCAACTCTAAGTTTAACAACGTTTGTAATTTGCCATTGCTTTTGGTCTAAACCTTTTAGTAAGCCTAACCATTTGTTACGCATTAGAGCAAATTCGTTGATAATCTTTTCATAGTCAACAACGTCTGCCTCACCATCAACGTATTTTTCTACATCACGGCTTGACAGAGCTCGTTGATAGTTTTCGAGATACTTTTTGAAATATGAGCTACGCAATCTACGTAGCTCAATGTTCAAATAGTTTAAGATTGCTTCAATTTCTTGAAGTTGATTAAAACGATGTTCTACAATGCCCGGCATAGCGGCTGCTGCACGTTCAACATTTCCTACAAGTTTAACTTCTGATTTTGCAGTTGTTAACTCGTTTTCAAAAAATTGCACAGCAGCAGGTATCTTAGATATGTCTCTAGATATTTCACTATACCAGCCCATTATTCATCCCATTCGTCATATTCTTCGTCATCACCATCTAAATCAAGATAATAACTGATTGCTTCATCTAGTGTTGCATCGGTACCAATGACTTCTTTAAAGGTTTCGTCATTGACACCGTAATCTGCTAATAAATCAACAAATTTTTCAGCCACTAGATCTATTTGTTTTTTGTCTACATACTCTTTAAACATCGTCCAGATGTCACTAATATGTTCTTCATTCATTGGCTACGTATTCCTCGTTAAGATCATCTACTACAGTTTCATCGTCTGTATTGTCGGTATTTACCACTGTAGACTCTCTTTCGAGGTAATCTGACATTACTTTATCAAGTAATGGTCCTTGCCACTTTTTACGATATTCAAGTATTTCTTCGCCATCAAGTGTAGTATATTTTAGACGATTACCTTGTTTTTCAATAACGCCTTTTGCTTCAAACAATTCAAGTAGTCCGCTATAAGGATTCATACCTGTTTCGTATGGAATCTTAACTTGTACACCTTCAAACGGTTTTGCATAGCGTGTTTTCATAACCTTACAGCCAGCACGGATACCACGTACTTCTGAAATCTTGTTACCGTCTTCGTCTTCTTTTAGTTTCAACTTTTTCATTGCAACTACAATAGAACTTGCATAGATAAAACCTTGACCGCCTGAAATCTTATCATCTGGATCAAACATATCTTGCGATGCGTATGTGTGGTTAGTACATACTAAGCCCACGTTGTGTGAGCCAATCATATTAACTGTGTTACGTACAAGTGATGTTAGTGCCTTAGGCTTACGACCCATATCACCTTTCATATCACCTTTGTTAAACTGATCAACATCTGTAGGTGTTAGCAACATACCCAAACTATCAATAACAAACAGTACCTTAGGACGGTCTTCTTC